TTGGACTGCGCGGTCGGGCGGTCCACCACCCACTCACCGGCCGTCAGCATCGCCGGCACCCGGTCGATGCCGGTGAACGGCCCCGGCACCTCCCCGCCGTGCTGGCCGAAGAAGACGCTCTGGCTGCCACCGCCGATCGCCGTCGGCGGCGCCCCGCTGGTGGTGAACCGGGTGTGAACGTTGATGTCGACCTTGGAGTGGATCTTATCCAGCTGCTCGTTGATGTTCTGGCGAAACCGCTTGAAGTCGTCTTGCAGCCCCCGGAGCTGGTCGCCCAGTCCGGGCACCCACCCGAAGGCGAACACGGCCGCGCCGAGCGTGACCTCCGCCCAGCTCAGCACCGCCCCGGACAGCACCCGGAACACGTCAACCTGGAAGTCCTTCCAGGCGTTGGCGGCATCGGTCATGATCCGGATGTTGTTGATCCAGAACCCGGCCAACTTACCGAGCGCCGTGATCGCCAGCAGAGCCATCTCCTGGTTCTCTGCGCCAACCTCCCCGCTGGACTCACGCCACCGCTCCAGCGCCGGGTTGATGTCCTCGTCCACCGCCTTCTTCGCCGCGTCGGCCATCTCGCCGAACCGCTCGCCGGCGTCGGTGGACTCGTCGCCGATCTGCTCGAACCAATCCAGGACGCCTTCGAGGGCGGGTGCCAGCTTCTCGCCAAGGGAGAGCTTAAGGTCGTCGATGCGTACCTTGAGCTTGTCCCACGACCGGCCGATCCCCTCATCCATCCGGCCGAACGCCTCGTCGGTGGCGCCGGAGGACTCGGCCATCTCACCCAGCGCCGAGTTGAACGCGGCCGCCCCGGATTCGCTGGTCAACGCCAGCGCCGCGTTGCCGGCCTCCACGCTGCCGAAAAGGTTACTCAGGCTGGTGTTGCCGTCCTTCGCGTGCTCGGCCATCAGCGCGAGCGCCTGCTGGACCGAGCCGCCGTCCCGGACAAAGTTTGCGAAGCTCTTGCCCGACAGGTCCTGGAAGGTGGCGGCGGCCTTGCCGCCCTCCTTGTTCAGCTCAACCAGCAGCTGCCGCAGCTGGGTGGTGGCCACCGCGGTCGGCACGCCCTGGACGGTCATGGCGGCCAGCGCGGCGGTCACCGTCTCGAACCCGACCCCCAGCGCCGCCGCGGTCGGCACCACCTGGAACAGCGAGGTGGACAGCTCACCAATGGTGGTCTTGCCCAGCTTGACCGCGGTGAAGAACAGGTCCGAGGCCCTCTCCGCGGACAAATTCTCCTTACCGTAGGCGTTGGTCACCGAGGTCAGACCGTCGACCGCTGTCTCCAGCGTGGTCACCCCGCCAATGCTCAGCTTGGCCGCAGAGGTCAGGAAGTCGAACACGTTCTCCGGCGGGACGCCTGAGCTGATGGCCTGGTAGAGCGCCGGCACCGCGTCCGTCGTGGCGACACCCATCTCCTTGGTGAATGTCCGCACGTCGTCCTGCATGGAAGCGAACCCCGCCGCCGACAGGTCGGGCAGCAGGGTCCACACCTCGCGCATGCTGGTATCGAAGGCGGCGAACTGCCGCACGCTGTCCACCACAAAATCCTTGACCGCGCGGGCTGCGTTGCCGAGCTGGTTGAGCGCGAAGTTGGTGACCGCCGCGCTCATCCCGGCGAACGCCCCGACGGTCGAGGCCTTCAGGTTGCCGAAGGACTTGCCAATCCGCTTGGCCGTGTCGCTGGCCCGGTCCCGGGCGATGATATCGAACGCGAGCGGCTCAGCCATGGCTCACCGCCCCCCTGTCCGATCGGGCCTCGTTCCACTCGGCGACCCACTCCGCCCGGCGGCGGAACTGGCCCAGCGTCAGCCGGCGCACATCCCACGGCGCCAGCCGGATCAGCAGCTGCATCGGCAGGTCGTAGCTGTCGATCAGCTCGCGGATCGACGGCGGGGGGCCGCCCCGGAGGAGTTCGCGGAGCGCTGGCGGGACGCCGTCCTCCTCGTCGCCCGGTTCGGCGCCGGGCTCGCCCCGTTTCCCTCGGCGTCCGGCACGTAGGCGAACTGCGCGGCCAGCACGTTGGGAGCGAACTCGGCGAAGTCGGCCGTCGGGTCGCCGGCCACCCGGACCGCCAGCCACATGAACGCGCGGATGGCCTTCAACTCCATGCCGCCGAGCCGGTCCAGCCAGTCGCCCAGCACCCGCATCCCGGTGGCGCCCTCGAACTCCTCCAGCAGCGCCATCGGCACCCGGCCCAACCCGTCGGGGGAGCAGTCCAGCTCATAGGTCCCGGCGCCGTAGACCTCCCGGTCGGCCTCGGCGAACTGGAAGCGGAACAGGTACCTCATCGGATGGCTGCCCGGATCGCGTCGTGCACCTGCTCGATCGATTCGATCATCTCATCGCGCACCTCGTCCGCCTGGCCCTCCATCGGCTCGGTGAAGAAGCCCGGCCGGATGTCCTGGGTGAACCAATGCTCCCGGTCGGCGAACAGCGGGTGGGCGAGCTGGCCGGCCTCCAGCTTCTTGACGCTCCGCTTCACGCCGCCCTTGGTGCGGGAGATGATGCGGATGGCCGGGTCCCGGCCGCCGGTCTTGATCTGCGTACGCGGCGCGTGGGAGGCCTGGAGCAGAGCCGCGTAGCCGCCAGCCTCAGGCATGTAGTCCGGGATGGACTCCTGGACCGCCCGGCGCAGCGGCTTGGCCGCCCGGTTCAGCCCCCGGAACAGCTCACGTCGGTACTTCTTGTCGGCGCCCCGGAGCGCCCTCCCGGCCTGCTCCAGCACCTCCACGTTGCGCAGCTCGATGCCCACTACCCGACCTTCTGGATCGCGCTGGCCGCGTTCCAGCTCGCGCTGATAGCCACCGCACCGCTGACCGCCCCGTTGACGCTCATGTCCGGCAGGATCGTCCCGAACCAGTACTGCGCGTTGAGAGTGCTGGGGTACAGGTAGAACTTGCGCGCGATCCCGTCGGTGGCCGCGGTGTAGGTCTGCACCGTGGCGTCGTCGTAGAAACCGGCGAAGTCGCCGCTGGCGTCCGGCAGGCCCGCGACGTAGACCTTGTTGTCGTCGCCGAACGTCGTAGTGTCGATCTTCTCGGTCGCGAAGGAGATCGACCAGCTGTTCAGGAACGCCACCGGCTCAGCGGTGCCGCCGGATGCCAATGCCAGGTACACGCGTCCCCGGCGGCCATGGATACGTGCCACTATCTCACTCCCTCTAACAGGCGCAGCATGCGCGCTGCGTTGTCCGCGAACGTGCGGTCGGCGACCGCCTGACGGGCCTCGGCTGCCGCCGCCGCCCGGAGATCCTCGTGCGCCAGCCACCACCGGGCGAGCTCGCCCGCCTCGGCCGGCGAGCCGAACGTGGGCAACATCGGCAGCAGCTCATCACCCTCGCCGCGCGGCTCCCGCAGGAACGGCAGGCCGACCGCCGCCATCTCCACTTCCCGCGGCCCCATCGCCCAGCCGGCCGCCGAGTCCCCGTCCTCGGTCTCCTGGCGGTACAGGTTCAGCCCGACCTTGGCCGAGCAGTAGATCCGCACCGCCTCGGCGTTATCCAGACACTCGGCGATGTCGTGCGCCACATGCTTACGCAGCGGCGAGTCCTCGGCCAGCCGCTGCCAGTTGCCGGCCAGCAGCAGATCCATCCCGGTACGGTCCATCGCCTCGAAGAAGGCGATCCGGGACTCGAAGCCGGTGCCGACGAACGCCAGGTCCGCGGCCAGGTGCGGCCCGGCGGGGCCGGGGCAGTGCACCGTCGGGCGGTAGGCGTGCGGCAGGTAGTGGGTCGGCGCCAGCGCCCGGTACCGCTCGATGCTCACCGGGTCGTTGAGCAGGTTCAGGTCGGCGTGCACGGCCACGGCCAGCTGCCGGGTGTCCTCGTATGGCGTCTCGGTGTGCAGCACCACCACCCGGGTCCGGTAGCGGCGGGCCAAGTCCAGCAGCTCGACCGGCACCAGAAACGCCGAGACCACCAGCAGCACATCCGGCCGGGTCTTGTACAGGCAGGAGTACAGGCCGTTGACCGCCAGCTCGACCGCGGTCTCCTGCGGGATGGCCTTGCGGAACTGACCCTCGGCGATGTTGAAGTAGGCGCCGTCGTAGAAGACGAGGTCTAAGGCGGTCGTCGAGATTGAACTCGATCACCTTTTGGCCCAGCTCGCGTAGAGCTTCGGACCACCCTGAAAATACATCAGCAACGCTGAATGAAGGCCCAGGATGGCAGATGACAAACCGCATGTAGCATCACCCCCTATCCGACCTCGACAACCACGTCCGCCGCCAGGTACTTGATCCCCGCCCATTCGACGATCCGGTCGCGGCCCACCGAGACGGCCGTCGCGAAGTCCACCACCCCGCCGAGCGTCGGGTCACCGTCGATGGCCAGCCGGATCGACGAGGCGCCCTCGCCGGCCAGGTAGGCATCCAGCTTGACCTGGCTGCCCGGGTCCTCCGGGTGCTCCACCATCACCGTGACCGCGAACGTCAGGTCGTCGGAGTCGGTGGAGGTGTCGAAGGTGGTGGAGCGGCGGGACACCACCGCCGCCGGTGCGTTGATGTTGGCCGGCATGCCGGCGTGCGCGCGGAGCCCGACGATTGTGTCCAGCCGGACCTTGATCCCCTCGCGGATCTGCTGAACGGTGGCCATCAGGCCATCAGCACCGGGAACCGCTGGTACGGCCGGATCAGGTCACGGGCGAACGGGTTACGCCGCAGCACCTGGACGGCCATCTCATCGAACCCCATCTGAGCCTCGAAGGTGGACTTGGACCGGAAGATCTCGGCGGCTGTGATCAGCGCCGACTGCTTCACGCCGTATGGCGCCGCCGGCCACCCGAATACGCCGGTTATCTGCACCCGGTCGTCACGGGCCAGCGGGCCGTACGGCAGCGGGAAGGTCCGGACCAGTGCCTTCACCTCGGTGAAGGGCCTACGCTCGGGGGCGGCCGCCGGGTTGACCGGCAGCAGTTGGAAGTCTGTGGCGGCCCAGGTGGCCTCGAACGTCCCATCCCCGGCGGCGTCGGTCTTCAGGCTCGCCACCGACACCAGGTCGTTGAAGGCACCCAACTTCAAGCAGTACGGGTCGGTCGGGACGAAGGTGCGGACCTCGGCCGCGGTGGTGCGCCAGAACAGCCGTTGGCAGAAGTTCTCGATCGCGCGGCTAGCGGCGAAGCACGCCATGTGCAGCTCGAAGCCTTCGGCGGTGTCGGTAGCTTCCCTCCCCAGCCGCGACCTGAGCGACTCCACGGTGGCGTAGAGCCGGCCGAGCGTGGTGTCCAGCACGTCCCAGGTGCCGGCCTCGGCGTCCACCACCGTGCCGGTGCCGGTCCACTCGTAGCTCCACGTGCCGGCGAGGCTGCACGTGATGTCCTTGGTGTACACCCCGGCGCTGGTGCGGGTGATCTCCAAGGCGGCGAAGGTGTAGACGGTCGCGGCACCCTCGGGGTCGGTGACGGTCAGGCTGATCGTGGTCGGGTCGGTCGGGACGCCGGCCAGCTCGAACGTGTTGGTCAGCGTCGCCAACTCGGATGTCGACTCGAAGAAGATCAGCGCTGCCACGTCACCCTCCCGTCACGGTCGTAGCGGATGTCCGTCGGGCCGTCACCGCCGCGGTGGATGTGCGGTGGGCGGCCACCGGCGGCCAGTCGATGACGACTACTCCCGGAAGATCTATCAGGACCAGGCCAGCGGTATGGGCATGGCTGGCGTCTGCTGCCGCCAACTGGTGGGCCTGGGCGATGGCCGGCTGATCGGCGGTATGGCTGTGCGCGGCCGAGGCCGCGGAGATGCCCACGAAGGCGGCCAGCGCCGGCTGGTCCGCCGTATGGCTATGCGCGGCGTCGGCGACAACCAGCTCGTGTACCTGGGTGAGACCGGGCTGGTCGGCGGTGTGGGCGTGGTCAGCGGAGTTGGTGCTGATGTCACCGGGGCCGACTACGGTCGTCTGGTCGGCGGCATGGCCGTGCGCGGCGTCCTCGGGCGTGAGCTCGTGGACCTGGGTCAGCGCCGGCTGGTCCGCGGTGTGCGCATGGTCGGCCGGCTGCGCGACCAGCTCATGCACCTGGGTCAGGCTGGGGCTGTCGGCGACGTGGGCGTGTCCCGCATCGTCCGCAGCCAGCCCATCAACCTGGGTCAGGCCCGGCTGATCCGCCGCGTGGCCGTGGGTCGCATCCTCGGCGGCGAGCTGGTGCACCACGCTGACCGTCGCGGCGTCCGCGGTCTGAGCGTGCGAGCTGTCGTCCCCGACCAGGGCGTGGGTCTGGGTCAGCGTCGGAGCGTCGGCGGTGTGGCCGTGGCTGGCATTGGCCGGGGTGATCGTCGCTACGGCCTCGCCGAAGGTGAACCCGGGAATCGGGTCGTCGGTGACCACGGTCGAGCCGGACAGGGCGGTCTGGTCCGCACCGTTGCCGGTCTGGTCGTCGACCGCCTCGCTGGTGGTGGCCTGGTCGAAGCGCCACAGCGCGACGTTTGCCGACGCCTCCCAGTCGGCGTAGTCGGAGGTCAGCCCCTCCAGCGTGGCGTCGGACAGGATCGAGTCCCAGGCGCCCATCACGCCGTACCGGCCGCGGAAGACCCAACCGCCGGTCTCGGCGAACCGGGTCTGGACCCGGTCACAGGTGACGTTGTCGTTGTCGACGTTGCCCGCGCTGTTCTGGTGGGTCCAGCTGTCGGCGCCGGTGCTGAGCACACCCTTGTGGTATCTGACCGTGGTGGTCCCGGCGGCCTTGGTGAACGCGACCAGCACCCAGCCGTCGGCTGCCGACCAGGCCGGACCCTCACCCGGGGACTGGAACTGCCCTCGCAGGTAGTCCATCGTGTCGGTGTCGGTGTACCGGAAGAAGCCGCGGCTGCCGGCCAGCCCGGCGGCGAAGTCGAGCAGCGCGCCCTGGTCGGCCGGGGCGCCGACCCGTTTGACGATCGCGGCGATGGTGAACGCGCCGAACAACAGCTGGTCCAGTCCGCCGGTGCCGATCGCCCAGGTCAAGAACTCGCCGCTCGCGAACTCGCGGACCGGGAACGGCTCGACCTCGGTGACCGTCGCCTGCTCGGCGGTGTGGCCGTGGTCGGCGTCGGCGGGGACCAGGTCGACCACCTGGGACAGGGCCGGCTGGTCGGCGGTATGGCTGTGCGATGCGTCGGCCGGGACGAGCTCGTGTACCTGAGTCAGCGCCGGCTGGTCGGCGGCGTGGCTATGCAGGGCGTCGGCGGGTACGACCTCGTCCGGCAGGACCTCCGCGACCGAGAACTCCACCCACGAGTTGGCATTGTTGATGTCCAGGGTGAAGGTGCGGGAGCCGCCGCCGCCGGCCTTGCGCAACCACAGACTCAACGCGAGCTTATCGCCGGCGACGAACGGGCCGGCCAATGCCATGGTCTGCGTCTTCACGCCGACCGTGTTGTGAGCGGAGGAGGCGGTAGAGCTTTCCTGGAGCACGTCCGCGCTGTTGTACCGATGCACTATCCACTGGTACTGCAACGTGCTCGCCGAGACCGCCGACATGGAAATGGACGTGTCGATAGCCACGCTGGCGTCCACTGTCGCGCCAACAACCCGCCAAAATTCCAGCACCTTCGTGAAGCCGCCGGAGCTGATGGCGCCCGAGCCCACCGTGGTGGGTGTGCCCGGGGTTTCGGACAGGTCCCGGATGATGCCGCCAGCACCCGGCTCATCCTGGGTGCTGCGCAGATAGTTCCGGGACAGGGCCAGGATGCCGCCGGTCGCGTAGATGAAATCGAGGTCGGTGACGGTGGTCGGGGTGCCCACGCCGACGGATGTCTCATCAGCCCGGTTGAGGGTGAAGTCCTCGACCATGGAGCTGGCGCTCGGCTGGGAGAACTCCCACCCCGATGCCGGGTCGGCGTCCCGCCAGTTGTCCAGGTGCTCATCGAGGTTGGCCGCCTCGATCTCCGCATCGCCGAACGTGTCGGCGGCCCACGGCAGCTCGTTGGCCCAGACCGCCGCGGCGGCGTAGTCGCTATCTGGGCCTTCGCCGGAGGTCGCGTCCTTTGTGCGGATGCTGCCGCCTGTGGGCGCCACCCAGTCCAGCTGGGTATCGACGGCATCAGCGTGCGCCCAGATACCCGTGGCCAGGTTCTGGAGGCTGAACCGGGGACGCACATCCCCCGTGTTCTTACGCGCCACCAACAGGTGCCAGTCGCCAAAGGTGACAACTGGCCCTTCCGTGGCCCAGGTGCTCGCGCCCTTCCAGAAGATCGTCCCGTTGCCGAGCACCCCGACGCCACCCAGGTCGGCACCGGTCGAGTCGTACAGCTTCACCAACCAGCGGAAAACCGGGTCTGCCGCCGGCCGGAACAGGATCGCGATCGTGCCGTAGGTCGTTGCGTCAACACCACCGAGCCCGGTGGAGAACGCTACGTCGTCGGCGTTGCCGAGCCGGCGGACAACGATCGACACAGGTCAAGCCCCTACCGGAGGGCTTCGACCTGCGGCGCGAAGGTCCGGAAGCTCTTGGCGGTGGCCAGCGCCTGAGCGCCCAGGTAGATCTGCCGGAGCTGCTCGTATTCGTTGTTCACGGTGCCGACCAGGTTGGCGTCGGGCTTGTTGGTCGGGTCAACAGTGTCGAAGCCGAAGTTGGCGACCAGCCCGTTCACCCCCTCCGCCTGGAAGAACGCGTTGAACTGCTCGATGTCGTCCATGACCTCGCGCAGCCGCACCGAGATTCCGCCGATGGTCTGGTTGATCATGTCCTTGGTCGTCAGTGCCTTGTATCCAGCAGCCATGTCGTCCTCCTCCTGCGTGAAAGGGGTTTACTGTGGATCCGCTACTTCCACGTCCCACGCACCGATGTTCGCGGTGTTGCCGTCGGTCACCGTCTGCGCTGCGCAGGTGGTGATGTACCGGATCAGGTCCGTCGCGCCGCCGGTGGCGAGCACGATGTGCCCGGCCGAGCCGGTGGCGAGCACCTCCTGGCCGCTCTTCGCCGCCACCGTGATCTTCCGGCCGGACACGTCACCGTTGGCCTTGGTGAAGTCCCCCCCGGCCATCGTGATCGGGCCGACCAGGATGAGGGCGGCGATGCCCGCATAGTTCGCCGGTTCGGTTGTGCACACGTACATCTCGTCCGCCAGCGCGATCTGGTCCAACAGCGCGTCGAGCGTCGCGTCCGGTGCTGCCTTGCCCATTGGTCACACCTCGCTAGCGGTCGACTTGTGCACCGTGCTGGTCGGCTGGATGTCCACCGCCGCCGGCTCCGGCTCCGGCTCCGGCTCGGCGGCCCCGGTCGCCGACGGGTCGATCTCTACGGTCGCGTCGTCAGTCATGTCCGTCCTCGTTTCTCCTCGACGTGATGGTCTACCGGTCCGCTCCGGGGTCCGGTGGTGTAGCGAGTGGACGGTGCCACCCAGGTCCGGATCATGCATCGCCACCCGCCACGCCGGTACGACACACCCTGCGGCACGACGCACCAGCAGCTCACCCCAGAGCGCCCCGACCACCGGATTCATCGGTCAGTTCTCACGCAGACCACAACCCGGCCGTCCAGGTCGAACCGGACCGGGGTGTAGCGGACCTGCCCGGCGATCACCAGCCGGCCGTCGACGTCGGTGGAGAGCCCCTCGCCCGCGGCCTGAGCCAGCAGCTCGGCCGTCACGCCGATGATCTGGTCGGCGTGCGTGACCTCCAGCCGGCCGTCATCGTGGCGTACCACCGTCACCTCGCCGTAGTCGGCCACCTCACGTACCCCACTTCCGCCGGAACCGGGCCAACCCCGCATCCCAGCCATCCAGCCGGGCCACGTCGATCGGGCCGGCGGTGTTGTGCAGCACCAGGCACGCACCACCGCTGAGGCACCAGTTGCGGCGGCCGGCGGCCAGCTGCTGCTCACACATGTCGTGGTCGTAGAAGTGGAACCCGGGGTAGTCCTCGTCCCAGACCACCCGCTGCGCGGTGGCCAGCAGCAGCCCGTCCAGATAGGCGCACCCGCCGCCAGCGCCGAAGTCCAGCACACCCATCCGGGCGTCGACCACCGACCCGCGGCAGACACCCTCCCACCACGGCACCACCCGGTCCACACTGCCGACCACCCCGACCATGCCGACCTTCGGCGTGCAGTGCACCAGCAGCTCGGACCGCAGCCGCGTCGGGTCCAGGACTTGCACGTCCTGGTGCACGTAGCAGCGGACCGGCTGGGTGGCCCGGGCCTGACCCTCGTTGTAGGCCACCGCGATCGACGGCGGATCCTCCACCACCACCAGCTCATCACAGTCGCCGAGCACCAGCGTGGCGGCTAGGTTCGCGGCCAGCACCTCCGACCGGTGCGAGGCGACGATCCAGGAGATCATCGGCTGAAGTGGTAGTCCACGGTGACCTCCGGCACATACGCCCACCGCGCGCCGGCCCGCAGCCAGCGGTCGACCAGATCCCAGTCGATCGTCGGCAGGCTCTGCTCCCACGTCCCCAGCTCAAGCACGCCACGGCGATGAAGGAGCAGGGACGTGTCGATCTGCCCGAGGACGGGGGGCTGCGCACCCACCTGGAAGGCGAGCCGGCCGCCGCGGTACACGTCCATCCGGGAGTAAGCGAAGTCGAGCCCCGGGTCGCCGGCCAACACTCCGGCCAGCCTGGACAGATGGTCGGGGTGGTAGGCGTTGTCATCGTCCAGGTAGGCGATCAGGTCACCACGCGCGATGCCGATACCGTGCAGCCTCGCCCAGTGGCCCCAGCGGGCATGCTCATCGTGCCGGTCCAACTCGGCGAAGGTGACACCCAGATCGGCAACCAGCTCGGCGAGCTCCGGGTCCGGGCCGTCACTGACCACCACGTGCTCCACCCGCGGGTATGACTGCGCCACCACCGACGGGATACAGCGGCCCAGCAGCAGATCATGCCGCTGCCAGGTGGGGGTGACCACCGACACCAGCGGCGTCACACGCCCACCAGCCGGCGGTAGTACTCGACCGTCTCGGCCAGCCCGAGCGGCCACAGTTGCCGGCGGCAGGATGCGACCGGAGCCACCGCCACCACCCACGCGTCGGTCGGCTCCCCGGGCCGCATCGGCAGATGCACGATGCTGGACCTCGACCCGCACACCTCGACCACCGTCTTGGCGGCCTCCAGCACTGTGGTCGCGACGCCGGTACCCGCCTCAAGGACCAGCCCGTAGGGGCCGCCCAACGCATCCACCAGCGCCACGGCGACATCGGCGACGTGCACCAGGTCGATCCGCTGGCTACCCGAGCCGTTGACCTCCACGTCCATACCGGTCAGCGCCCGGCAGACAAACGACGGAACGATCTTGCGGACCAGGCTCGTGCCGTGAGGCGGTGCCGGCTTCTGTCCCGGACCGTAGACGTGGTAGGCGCGCACCACGGCGATCGGTTGACCGCCCCAGCAGGCACGGGACAGGGCCAGATCCTCGGCGCACGCCTTGGTGATCGCGTACGGGTTGAGCTGGCCGCGGTGACCGGTACCGATCTGCACGGTCGGTATCCCGTGCGCAGCCGCGGCGGAGTAGACGGCATCGGCGCCAAGGATGTTGACCTCGATCGCCCGCGCCTCTGCCCCGATCAGCTCGGCGGTACCGAGCGTACCGGCGAGATTGATGACCCCTTCCACGCCGGCCATGGCCCGATCGAGCGCGACCCGGTCGCGGATGTCGTCCGGCCGGTCGTAGCCGATCGGCTCGATACCCCGACCGGCGAGCTCGGCGACGACCGCCGCGCCGATGAACCCGGCCGAGCCGGTGACGAGGACCCTCACGCCAGCCCCCGGTAGATCGCCAGCGTGTCCACCAGCTCCGGCGGCGGTCCGAGCAGCCGATCCAACGCGGCCGCCACCCCCGGGCAGGTGTCCTCGCCGTAGTCGTGGCAGGCCAGCACCCCACCGGGGGCCAGCAGCTTGACGGCCCAGGTCACATCGTGCTCGACGGTCGCCTCGGCGTGATCGCCGTCGACGAAGATCAGCCCGAACCGGCGGTCGGCCACGGCCAGATCCGGCAGCGCCACGAAGCTGACCCGCTGGTCGATGGTCACCCGGTCGGCGACCCGGCAGGCAGCCAGGTTCACCCGCATCGTCTCCGCCGAGCTCAGCCACGAATGCGGGTCCACCGCGGTCACGACCGCGCCGGCCGAAGCCATCACCGCCGCCGACCAGCCGTAGGCGCTGCCGATCTCCAGAACGCCACAGTGGGGATCGGCCAGGTGGGCGCGGGTCGCCGCCCACGTCAGCTCACGCAGTGTCTCGGTCTCCGCGGCGGTGACCGAGGTGGAGATGGCCGGCCAGTCGGCGAACGCCACCGGCCGCCACTCCAACTTCACTTCGCACCGCCCAGGTGCTCGGCGGCCCGCCGCTCGAACAGCGCGCGGTCCGCCTCCACGTGCGACTGCCCCAACTCGTAGACCTCATCCATCTCGGCTGTGCCGTACAGCGGGTGCAGGTGCTCGACCCGGGAGCCCAGCGCCATCGCCCACACCCCGCGCTGCTTGGCGACGGTCACGATCTCGTCGTCCACGAACCAGTGCCGGTACCCCTCGTGGCACACCACGTCGGGGCCGTCCCAACTGGCGCCCCGCTCGGCCGCGTACGACCGGCGGACCAGCATGTGAGTCGCATGGTGGCCGGCGGTCACCCGCGGGTTGGCCAGATCGTTGGTGCCGATCACGTGATGGCTGGCGCCGGCCACCGCCTGGGCGTGGTCGAGCCAGCCCGGCTGGAACCGGACATCATCGCCAGTGACGAACAACCACGGCTCGCCGGTCTGCCGGTAACCGGCGTTGATCCGCTCGGCGAAGGTCGCGCAGCCCGGGTCCGTGATCACGTCGGCGCCGGCGGCCTTCCACGCAGCGATGGCCTCCGGCTCGTCCGGCCGCGCCACCGCGTACGCCCGGGCCAGCCCGGTGGATGCGCGCAACGAGTCCATGAACCGCTGGGCGTTGGCGTACCGCAGGGCCGGCACCACCACCGCGGTCTCGGTGGTCGCCGGCGGCGGCACCGCAAACGCCCAGTAGTCGGCCTCCTGGAGCCAGAGATGCTTCTGGTGCGTGGTCTTGACCCCGGTGTGCACGAACAATGGGATGCCCAACGCCTGCATCCGGATACAGAACGACAGGTCCTCGCCGAACAGTTCACCGGTCGACGGGTTGGGTGCCCGTTCGTACCAGACCGGGCCGAACTTCTCGGCAATCCGCTCGAAGACCGAACGGTGGATGAGGATGCAGGCCGAGCCGGTGCCCGCGCACTGCATGACCGCATTTATCGGATAGCGGGTCCGGCCGCGGAAACTGACCTGCTTCTCGTCCTGCACCCAGTCGAAGATGGTCACCCGTGGCTCACACCGGTAGCCGCCCATGCCGTCGGAGGCGGTCTCGCGCTGCGCGAAGCACAGCCCGCCGACCACCGGCCGCTCAACCGGATCGGCCACCTCCATCAGGCAGTCGACGGCATCCGGCGGGAACCCCATGTCGGTGTCCACCCACCACAACCAGTCGGCGTCCCGCTCGGCGAGGAACTGCTTGACCGCCAGATTCCGGCCGGCGACGATCCCGCCGGTCCCGTAGCTCATTGCCAGCCACCCGCCACGGACGATCCGCCCGCTGTGGGCCACGTCCCAACCGAGCATCTCGATCAGGGACATGTGCCACGAGTGCGACACCTCATCCGGATGGACGTAGGCGACAGTGACAGCGTCGTTCACGCGGCCGTGGCCTTCACGACTTCCTCGCGGAGCCGGATCAAGCTCCACCGACCATCCGCCTTGACGCCCAGACCGAGCAGTTGTGCGCGCAGCGCCTCGACCTCCGCGCCCGCCTGGTCGGCGCGCGGCCGGACCACCCGCAGCTCACCCGGCGCGGCGGTCGCCTGCTCCACCGGCGGGTCGACCCGAAGGTGTCGCGGCAGGGTGGTCCGGATGATCTTCGGCAGCACCTGGAACCAGTCTGGTCGCCGACGCACGATCGGGTCGTCGGCACGCCACGCCTCACCCTCCACGATTTGCACCTCGGGCGTTACCCACGTGGTGAACTTGGCGTACACAATGTCCATAGTCGACAGCCCTTCCTTACACGGCCAGAACGCTGGCTGAGATGGTGGGCGAGGTGCCACCAGAGAGGGCCGACAGCTCCACCCTTATGTACTTGACCGGCATGTCGATCGCCCACGAAAAGCGGGAAGCCGGAAAGGCCGGTGAGGCAAAGTTGACGGACGCTAGGGTGATCCAGTTCGCTCCGTCGACTGACCCCTGTAGAGCCACTAAACCGCCGGAGAGTGGCCCACCGGTCCACACTGCGTGAATGCAGTACCGGCTGGTTCCGGTAACCTCTTCGGCTGAAGTTACCTGATCGGACGTTACGGCATCGAGCCAATGCACCTTTACGAGGGCCACGGAAGTAACTCCTATCTCGGGCGACGGTGGCTGGCCCCCGGCCACCTGACCGCCAGACGCAGGCTGCCGGGGGATGTGGCTACTGGTTCTGCAATGCCTCTCGCGCCAGATCCGGGTAGTTCCTCACCACCCATGCCACGAGATCCTCAGCGCGCTGCCCCGCGGGCTGCGGCTTCACCCACAACTCCAGGTTCTCCGGGCGGTTGTCAGCGCGCTGCCCGTTCTTGTGGTGGACGGACTCGCCCTTGACCAGATGGCGACCCAGCACCCGCTCCATGACCAGCCGGTGCTCAAGTACGTATCCGTCGCCGTTCGCTGTCGGGTGGCCAGGGATATGGATCTTCACATACCCCTCGGCCATCGTGAACCGGCTGCCACCCGGCCGCATCTTGCCCGCGATTCCTGCATCGCCCTTGACTCGCCAGCGCCAGTAGTGCATCTGGCACATCTGACGCGCAAACGACCCGTTCTGGCACCCGGGGACCGTGCACCGCTCGTACCCCTCTCGCCGCTTCCTCATTGGAGCTTCAAGAGGTTTTCCGTCGCGCCAGCGCTGGTAGTGAGCGCTGCACAGTCCCCGAGCCTGTACCAGCCTTCCGCATCCGTCGACCGAGCACATCTTCATGTGCTCAGCCTAGTTCAGTAATTGCCTAAACTGCCAGGCTACTACTGATTTTGCAGAAGTCTAAAGGCTGCGTCGTTCACCGAGTCGCCACCGATCCGCGCCCAGGCGAACCAGCCGCGCTGACCGCTGGGCCGGTTGTTGCTCAGGTGGAACATATGCGGCACCAGCTCCACGCTCATGCCGCCCCGGCGGGCGATCAGGTAGTTGGACCAATCGCCGACGATCAGTCGGTTTGCCTTGCCGGTGGTGTCGATGAAGTCCGGGAAGTACGGGCTCTCATAGACCCGCTTGCCGAACAAGGTGTCCGCCCACTCGGACGGCAGGTTCTGCGTGAAGGCGTGGAACACGTTGGCCGTGCCGAACTGCCGGATCCGGTTGTTGATGTCCACCGACATCATCCAGGACGCCCGCCGGCGGTACTTCTGCGGCAGCGCCTTCCAGACCTTGTAGATGTCCTCCTGGCCGAACCCGGCGTCAGTCGTCGAGACGACCTCACTGGCAGCGGTCGCGTCAATGGCCGTGATGATGCCGGTCGGCTCACCATTGCCGCTGCCGCCGCTGAACTTGTCCACCAGCAGCTCGTCGTAGCCTTCGCCGAGCAGGCGGCCCATCTCCGTCGCGAACATCGGGTAGTCCATCCCAATCTCTAAGCTGTACGGGATGAACCCGCGGGCGGTGTGCAGCGGCACCGTCGGCTGGGCCAGCGTCGGACTGTTGTCCGTCACCTCGGAGCCCTCCGTCTGGAACTGCCAGGTCACCCCGGCCGCGCTGACACCCTTCCACTCGTCGGTCCCGATCGTCACCTGCCGGCAGATCTCCAGGAACGGGTTCCCGGACTCCTGGTCAGTCAAGATGATCGATGGATCAATGAACACCGGGACTCCGAACCCGCCTGCGGTGTCCGACAGGGACATCGCCCGGTACTCGTCGTAGGCGTCCATCGCACGCCGCTCGTCGTCGGTCAACCGCGGGTGGACCTGGGTCACCATCTTCATCCAGGCGTTGCGGTACTCGTCGTTCTCGGTGACGATGATCCGCCGGCTGATGTCCGGGTCCCGCCGGATCTGCCGCTCGACGTGCTCCAGCGCCGCCGAGGACAGCGTCGCCTTCACGTCCCGGCCGTCCAGGACCCGCAGCGCCCGGTCCCGGGCCTCCGCGTTGGTCAGCCGCCGGATCTCGGTAGTCTCCAGCCCGTCCCGGATGTTGGCCAGCGCCCGCTCGACCGCCTTCGGCTTGCGGCGGAAGATCTCCTGGATCTTCCGGTGCTCGTCGAGACGGGTGATGGCGATGTCCCGCAGCTTCAGGCCGTAGTCGAACGCGGCCTGCTCGTCGTCGGTCTTGTCCCGCAGCTCACCCTCTTCGCTCTGGTGCAGCTCGCGCAGGTGCGCGTCCAACACCTCGACGTAGACCTGGAGCTCCTCGGGCGTCTTCCCGCGCAGCTCCTCGGGCACCTCACCGCCCAGAGCGGCGGCGTCCTTCCCGCGGAGATCGTCCAGGATCACGATTGGTTGAGTCATTGCTTGATCCTTCGCATTCGCAACGCCCCGTCATCGAGACGCTGCTTCGTGGACATGACGGTCGACACCTCGCCCTTCCTGGGCTCCGCGTCGCAGTCACCGCCACCCGCGCTCCGCGCGCCGGGTCGCCCGGTGAGGTCTGGGATTGGCGGGGCGGCGCGCTGCGCCAGCACCTCCGCCAACTCGGGGAACGTCTCGGCGATCTCGGCCGCCAGCGCCCGCCGCGCCGGCTCGTCGAAGACCGCCAGATGGCGCCGGATGCAACCCGGGTCAAGGCCGAACTGGGCGATCACGCCCCGCAGCGCCAACTGGCTCGGGTCGAACCGGCCGCGGCCACGTACCCCGACGCTGGTCTGCGTGTAGGCCGGGAAAACTACCGGCCCCAGCTCGAACAGGTCCACCTCGGTGATCTCCCGGCGGATCGGTCCCCGCTCGCCCGGGTCGTCCAGCAGTGCCGACAGATCGTCGTCAGTGACAGCCTCGCCGGCAGAGTCCAGCCAGCGCTCGCCCGTCACGCGGAACTTGAACGACATGCCGCGGATCGCCTTACCCGCGACCGCCTGCCGGATGGGCTCGACAACCTCGTTGTTGAACATCCGCGCCCGGACGAACAGGCCCTCGTCGTCCTCGCGCAGATCCTCGATGGCCGCGATGGGGACCGAGCCGGTGCGCTTGTCGTTGCCGTGGTCGAACTGCATCACCGGCCAGCTGGCGCGCAATGTGCGCTTGAACGCGCCACGCGCGATCGTCTCCTCGAACTCACCCTCCCAGCCGGAGATCTTCGTCGGCTGGTCGAACACTGCGGCGTAGCCTTGCAGCGTCCGGCCGTCGCCAACCACGTCCGGGTCGGGGTCTGTGGCTCGGAACTCGACCGAGCGGCTACAGATCCTGAGTGCGGCCCTCGCGTTTCCACGCACCAGGTCAGTCGGTGGTGCCTGCATCGGGACCTCCTGTGGGTGCGGTCGGCGTCTTGGGCGCAGCGGGCGTCCCCGGCGGCTGAAGCTGCACGCTCACGTTGCCGGTGTGCCGCAGCAGAGTGATGTCTCCGGCATTGACAGCTTTCACCGCAGAGTCGGCGGTGAAGCCCTCCCGGACGTACGCCGTCACGGTGGCGCCCTTGACTTGCTCGATGTCCGCCGCGTCCTTGCCGTCCTCACGCAGCAGCGGGATGTCTGCCGTGTCGAACCACAGCTCGGCGTCACCCGGGACGTCCACCACCGGGGACAGTGCGGCCGCCACGTCCTGCAGTGTCGGGTACAACCACATGTCGGCGAAGATCCGCCGGGCCATGCCGAAGTTACCCGCGTTCAACGAGCTGCCCTGCATGCCCTCAGAGATACCCAGAAGCACCGCCGGAACCCCACCCAGCAGCGCGATGCGCGTCTCCCCGGCGCCCTGGGTGGCCTTGAAGTCCAGCTGCTTCAGGTCAGCCCCGACCACCGTGGCATCCGCGCCCGCGGTCAGATAGAGGGTGCGATATGCGTTGCGAACCCCGGCGTGCCGGGCCTCCATCATGTCGACGATCTCGTCGAACTGGGTTTTGGTGACCGCCGGTATGCCCTTGACCACCATGCTCGGCGTCGCCCCGTTAGCGAAAAACTGGAGCTTGTGCTCGGTCGCGGCACGGTCGCCCTGAATCTCCCGCAACGCTGCGGTGACCCAGGACATGCCCATCGCCGGCGACTCGGGATCCGGGATCGGGGACCAGTGCGCGACGTCTCCCGGCAGTAGGGTTTCCGCCGGGGCGTCGCTGCCAGCCCGAATACCGCCGTTCTGGTAGACGTACCCGATGATCTCGCCGTCCAGCGCGTGCATCGGGTCGTCCGGCTCGCGCTCCGAGCCGTACAACACCGCGGTGTAGTCCGGCCGCAACACCCGCAGCCGCCGGCCCTGCCTGGCCACGTACGAGCTGCCGGCCAGCCCGGCGTGCCACTCCATCCGCGACAGCAGCTCGCCCGTGGTGGCGTTCGTCCACGGGCGCTCCAGGATCGACAAAGCCGAGGTGCCGAAGGTGCGCCGTGGGGTGGACGAATGCCACGGCGGGTTCCTGAACCGGAACCGGGCCTGGCTCAGCACCATCGCCCGCTTCATCTGAGCGGCGAACGCCGGCGGGCAGCGCCGCAACGCCGCCGAGTACGCCGGCAGCGTCGATGCGACCTCCTGCGTCCGATTGGACGCCTGGCCGTACCCGTACGGGTAGCTGCCGCCGTTGTACTCGAACGCGGGCACCAGGTACTCGCTGATCCACTGATCGACGCCGAACCTGCCCTCGTCCGACTTCGGTCGCCGCGCAGCGGCGACCCTATCGACCAGGCCCACGCTCGGCACCCGTCACCCCGCGGGCATCCTGCCAACCAAGCATCACCGTCGTCCCGGCCACCGCCAACGCCAGCAGTGCCTTACCGCCCAGCCACCCGACCACGTACAGCGGCGCTAGCACGATCGCCAGCAGCAGCCGGCCGATGTCGACCGCCCGAGCCTGATCGACGATCCGCTCCACCGGAACCCGCTCCAGGACCGTCATCTGATCTCCCTATCGCCAGGCTCCGAAGAACTGCTGCTCCAGCTCAGGCACCTCATGCAGCACCCACACGCCCATGCACATCGCCACCGTGAAGTCGATGTGACCCCGGCTGCGGCCCTTGCGCAGCGTGAACCCACCCCGTTCCTGCGGCACCGCCACCGCTGCCTTGACATGCGTGGTCTGGTCCGGGTCACCGTCGTGCACGATCTGCTGCTCCAGAATCAGCTTGAAGGCCAACCCACACGCGGGAACCATCCGCGCCGGCGCCTGGTCGAACTCGATCGCCCGGATATTGTCCATCTCCAGCATCCGGGCCGGTACCTCGAAATACCGCGGGTCGTAGACCACCCCGCGGAAGCCCAGCCCCTTGGCCTGCTCCCGGATGTAGACCCACACGTCGTCGTGCGGAATCCGCCCGCCGTGGTCCTCAGCCCGCCAGATCCGCGAGGTCAAGGCGATCCGGCCGTCCGGCAGCTGCTCGCACCGGTCCACCGCCACCGAATCGTGCTTGAGCGCCATATCCACGGCCAGCAGCCACGGGTTGGCGTCATCTGCGGTCCACTCGCCGCGGCAGTGGCCCCACGCCTGCGGGTGGTCCTTCAGCCAAGAGTCCTCGGCGACATCCACCCACCGGTTGGCGAAGTACCTGATCCACTCATGCGGTGGGTAGTCCGGCTTCCCCCAGGCGTTGACCCGGTCCGCCACCGACCACAGCACGTCCGCTGCGGCCGACGCAGCCCGCACCGCCAACTCCCGGTGGTCTGCCCGACGGTAATCCAGCCCGTCCGGCGCCTCACGCCAGTCGAACAGGAACCGCGGCGAGACCGATGGGTCACGCAGCACCCGCCGACCCAGCTTCACCAGGTCACCCAGCAGCGACGCCTCGATGTCGAACCCCGATGTTGACAGGCTGATGACCCGGCCAGAGCCGCGCGGCGTGCGCCGCTTCTTGGTCGACTTGCCGATGACCGTCTTCACCCGCGCCTTACGCGCGCCGGTCTGACCCTCCCGCACCGGCTCGCCCCACTCGTGCAGCTCATCGCACACGAACAGGGTCGGCAACCCACCCTCGTTCGTGCCGGCCACCGCCGCCACCCGGAAGATCCGCCCCGGCCGCTTGTCGGCGAACCGGATCTCGGTGTCGTAGACCTCGAAGAAGCCGCACAGCGGCGAGGCCTTCTCCGCCTCATCCCGGCCACCGCACATCGTGGCCACCGCGCTGAACAGCAGGTCGGCCTGCTCGAAGCTGGCCGCTGCGATCGGGATGTTCGGCGACGGCACCGCGATCTGCGGTGGCCCGGCGAACTCCAGCACCACGATGGCGGCGATGAACTGGGTCTTGCCGTCGCCGGTGGCCGCGCCGCGCAGCGCCTCGTCATGGTGCCACTGGCCGCAACCGGGGCAGAACTCGTACCAGCGGTACAGGAACCGCTTCTGGTCGGGGCGTAGCCGGATCAGCTGGCCGTGCCAGTCGCCCTCGCCACAGATGCAGTTGTCCTCGATCCACCGGACCGCGACGGCGCCCTCGGTCGGCCACAGCTGGCCGGGCTCCGGGCGCCAACCGCACGCCTGGCAGCCGGGGTCAGGCTTGGATGATCCGGGGGTCCTCGTGGGCCTCGGCCTGGGCGGTGCCGTCGTTGGTGGCATTCGCACCCCCGTACCGGGTATTCATGTCGGCCAGCGACCTCTGCTGGGTGAGCACCGCGATACCGAGGTTCGAGCGCCACAGCGGGCCGATACCGAGCTGCCGCTCGCACCGCTCGGCCGCGTCCAACGCCCGGTAGGCGACCCTGTAGAGCGGATTCTCGACCTGCTGACCCTTCGAGCCGGTCACGATCGGATGGCCGTCCGCCTCATCGACCGTGCGCAGATAGCGGTCATATTCGCGAATCCACCGGTTCAGGAGCCCCCGGTCCACCCCGGTCTGTACGCCGGACACCGGGTCGTCCCAATACGCAGACCACAGCACAAGCGCCTCGCTCGTCAGCCCGTCCGGCGGAGCCAGCCGGCCACCGGCCACCACCCGTAAATCGTTGCGCCGGCCATTGCGTCTATCGACGGTAGTCCCTGCCGGCCGCTTCGTTCGCGGCATGCCATCTCCCGTGGTCGATGGAAAAACGCTCTGACCTGCGACGATACCGCAGTGGTACCACGGACAGACGAAGGG